TATTCCTTCCATTCAAGTTTATGTTTTAAATGTCTAGGGATAACCTTAGTCTTATCTTTATGAACTTGAGTATGTCCATGTGAAGGTGTTTCTTTACGAACACTAACATTAGGTTTTGGTTTGCCAAAGATTTTCTCCCAGTTATCTGAGTAGAGTTCTTCGTTTGAGTTCCGTCTTTTGGAACCCTTTCCTCCATGCCATTGTGTCATAATTCATTACAGTAGTGGTGGTTGATAATTCCAGTAAATGTATACTGCAGCTATTACACCTAGTATCCCTATCAATGCAGAGATAATAAATTGTTTGATAATTCTCTTTTCTCTTTTAGTTCTCATCTAATATGTCTATAACCTTTCATAGCAGCACGTTTAGCTTCTATTTTCTTTCTACGTTTAATCTCTTGATTCTTTTGATTCCTTTTAGTGTTAGGTTTCTCATAATATTTTCTATCACGGCATTCTTGAACGATACCTTTACGTTCACATGCTTTTTTGAATCTACGTAGCATTCTATCGAAAGGTTCGACAGTTTTATTCTTTGGATTTATTCTTGGTTTTACACTCGTCATATTAATTAAAAAATTGTTCTAAAGATTCTACTTTATTCTTGATTTTATCTGAACTATATTCTAGTTCCCCTTCTTTCCTAAACACTAAGATGAATTCATGCACCTTTGCAGTGTATCGTTTACTTGCACACTTACCTGCTTGTAAGGCTGCAAATATAGTGTCGTTCTTCATTACAATTATATCATGCAATTTGAGACCCGACTTAATGAACATATTTATGGTATCGGAATGAAATGGAATATACTTTCCGTCTTTTCTCCAATCACCACATACCCAAACACAAAATCCGCCTGGCTTTAAAACTCTCTCTATGTTGTTTCCACAAACTTGTATCCTTTCACAAAAGTCTTCATACTTTCGTAGGTCGGATAGTTGACCTTCTGCACTTTCGTATCTTTCGATATCACCATAAGGTGGACAAGTCATTACTAGGTTTGCACTCTCATCATCTGTATGAGACATTTCACACCCGTCACTCTCTATGATATCGTAGTATCCGTCAAAGGAATGTCTTTCCATTTCTTCTCTGACTTTTATTACTGTTTCAGAAGATACGTCATAACCAAAATAATCTCTTCCTAATGAAGCAGACACAAATGCACGTGTCATTCTTCCAGCAAAAGGGTCAACGATTGTATCACCAACCATAGACCAGTATTGAACAATGTTCTCACATAATCCAGCATGAAACTCTGACATCATTAAACCATTAGGAAGACGAGGACAAACACCTCTCTTTTCTTCATACGCAGTTAAGTATGCATCGTCCCAATTGTTCTTAGATGATTTAGTAGGTGTTATAACCGACTGAGGATTCCAACCAAACTGGTCGATAACCCTTTCGTTTTCATTCCATGGTAGAATGTTTTTGTAATATTCACTTTTCATAATCTATTAAAGTGTGAAGTCACCCCACGCCTTACAGCAACCCGTTCTTCACCAATCAACTCCGCACCTGTAATGATGTTGTTGATTTTTCCCTTACTAAGCACCCCCTATTTTCCACGGCCTTAGTGTTGTAGTCGTCTTTATTCACGGACACATATTGAAACAAACGACTACCCCAATTCAGAAATTAACTATCAGAAGCTAATTTCTTAAAGTAATCCATCGCGTCGTCTTCTTCTACTTGTGGAGAAGATTCTGCTGATGCGATTACAGGTTCTTCTGCAACACTTTCAGTGTTCACGTTAGACCAAGGCACTTCGTCTAAGTCTTCGGCAACACTTTCTGCAGTTGCATTAGATACAGTCCCAGTTAAACCCAACACTCTATCGAGTTTCTCTTTGAGTTCCTCGTAGGTTTTGAATTCACTTGGTGCAATCACTTCACTTAATGAATGAGTTTGATTATTTATATCATTCAGTTGATTTTCATCATCAAAAAGTGGAGCAGGTTTATCGAACTCTGATTTATCATAGTTCCAATATCCGTCTACTTTTCTGATTTTGATTTTGAAGTTTGCACCTTCACCTCTTAAATCAAAAGGATTGATTGCTTGTTCATCGTCAAACGCTGGTGATATTGCTTCTTTGAGTTGTTCAAAGATTTTTTTACCATATCTGTATTTGAATACTTTACCTTCGTTATCGGGATTTTTTGGGTCTGAGATAACATAGACATTGGACACATAGTGTAAACGTCTTTTTTGTTTACGTGCAATCTCTTTGTTTGCTTCAATCCCAGTATTCCATAACTGAGTATTGTATTCGGACACTGGGTCGTTTTTACCAAGAGTCGTTAAAGACTTCTCGATATACCAACCGCCTGGCCCTTGGAACCCGTGGTCAAAGTAAGATACCCAAGGCATTTCTTCGTTTTCGGGAGTAGGTAAGAAACGAACTACTGCATAACCATTACCTGTTTTATCAAGTTCGGGTTTCCAGTAAGTATCGTCTGAATAGGACTTTTTTGCACCTTCAGTAGGTGAAGCAGATTCCATAGCTGCTCTTAGTTTATCTAATGATGTCGACATTGTATTCTCCTATTGTATCGCATTGTATTAGCATTTTATTATGCATAGAAACCTTAGTTCCTATACTCCTATTATAGTGTATCAATGATAATCCTACAAGAGGGTTTTTCAAAGATACCTTATATTTATATAATTTATTTTCTTAGGATTTGTTTTTTTATACATAATAATGTTATGTCTATGACCCGCTCTATATACACAACTCTTTAAGTAGTTCTGTATACTTCTTATAATCAACACTTATAAAACTTTTATACTTGTTAATCCTATTCTGTATATCGGGGTAGACGAGGGTTTCGGAAATTAGTCGTTCCCAATCCTTCGTGAATCCTATGATTTCGTCCATTATACAAATCGTTTCGAGGGATATCTTCTTACCCATAAACTGTTTAAGTAATATGGGGTGTTGTCCGTTCTTCACTTCTAACACTTGATTGATATTCTTCTTACGTAGTAAATCAGACACTTCCGTTTCAAAAAGATACGATAGTTTCTGATTCCTGTTCTTCCAATCTTTATAGACTTTGACACACTCATTATCAAGTAAGTCTCCAGCCCATAAATCTTTTAAAGACAAGTTTGCAATATAAAAATCTTGCAATTCTTGTTTGTGGGTTTTGAACAATTTACCAAAGTGGTATTTGTCCTTACGTTTTAGAAAAGAATTGATATCACTTTTCACTTTACCATTGTATTTTATAAAGTCATAATCCTTAGAATGGAAATGCAACTTTATTCCAAGGTAAAGTGTATATGCATCATATCCTTCTCTACTTGTCATTTAAGTGACAATCTTTTTTTCGGGTGGAACTGCAATACCACTCACTGCAGTTCTATGTGCTTCTGCAACTTCTTTATTACACTTCGAAATAAAAACATATGAACCAAATATCATTTCTGTTGGGTTCACTTCACCTGTCACTGCAACACCTTTAGAGAAACCCATTCCTCCTTCGGGTGTGTTGACAATCATTTTGGGATTTGCAAGTGTCACTGGTTTACTAGAAACCAACTCACCAACATACTCACCACTTGTAGCAACAACTGCTACTATATCACCTTTCTTCATAATAACTCCTAATCTGAAAAGAATGAGGTTATACTTCCTTTGGAATTATTACCTCGGTTAATTAAATTTAAACCAGCAGCTTCTGCTTCCAGTTTATCTTTGAGAGGTTGTGTTAATAACCTCTTTGCACTTTCGGGTTCGATATTGTTTAACTCACAAACCTTAACGATTGCAGACATAACATCTGCACCTCGTCCTTTGACTAATAGTTTTTCAACTTGTTCTGAAAATTCTTTACGTGTAATCATATCAAATTTGAAAGGTCAGTTTCTTGAACTTCCTCACCATAATCAAAGTTCTCTATCCAATCTTGCATGACTCTATAATATGCATAGTATGTTGGACTATGTCCGTTCATATCCATACCTTCACCACCTTCAGCGTAAGGGGTCTCTAAGTAGTCAATCAGTGATTGACATTCGTCTAAGTGGACTTCAGTAAGTTCGTCTTCACTTCCTATTTCAAGATATTCTAACATATTATTATATGCATTATCGTATGCTTCTTGATGAATCCAATCATCTGCTTTATGAAATATCTTACTCCAATTCCAATCTTGTTTTAGAGTAAACTTTTCTTCATCGTAAAAATCTGCCATATTAAAACCTCAAGTTATATCTGTTATCGGGGTCGACTGGGTCTACTTGTAAAGGTAAACCAAAGAAGTGTTCTGCGTCCCATGAGTCATAGTTGTTATCCCAAAACCAGTCGTGTCCTTCTTCACTGACACCTTCTAGAATTGCATCTTCATCTGCTTCACTTCCTTCTGCAAGGTGAACATAAACATCACGTCCACACTCATCAAATGATTCTACGAATTCGTTTTCAGAAAACTCATCAGGTTCCATATCACCTTCTGCATCATCTGACATATATTCTTCTAACAGTTCTTTATCATCTTCGTCTAATACCTTAATGATATAAGCACCACTTCTCCAAAGACATTCAATGACAACTCTATCTTCACTATCGTTATCTTTGAACACTTCACGTTCTACATACGACTTTTTAAATTTCGGATAAATCGTATATTCTTTTCCGACTTCAATTTCCATACTATACTCCGTATAAATTATTATATCTTTTTCTTAAATCTACTAACTCGTCAATGTAGTCCAGTGGATTCCCGTAAAAAATCTGAAAGGCATTGTGTCCTTCCACACCTACTAGTGCAACAATCTCTTCGATTGCTTGACCAGTTAATTCTTCAACCATTAATGCATATGCAGTCATTTGTATCATCCATGGTTTAGTCATATATTCTTCTTTGTATTTTCCACTAGACTTGAAATCTATTACAGATAACACTCCGTCTAACATACCAATACAATCTACACGACCAGCCATTTTTAGATTAGGACTCCACAATGGTGCTTCTAAAGCAAGTGGGACGATTTCGTCTAACACTGGTTGAACTGCTTTGAACATTCCTTCTTGAAGGACATTATCAAACTCTATAAACTCTTTATCTTTTCTGAGATAGTCTTCTATGTTTTGGTGGAAACTGGTTCCTCGTTTTGCAGCTTGTGAAGATATCTTATTTGCAGTTTCTTCACCTACACGTTTTCTCCACAACTTGATATGGTCACGTGATAGTAGAGAGGTGACAGTTGTGACACTTGGATATTTTGCACCAGTGTCGTCAACGTAAAATCTTTTTCCGTCTTCTTGTATTGTGTTAAGTTTGATATTCTCTAAATCAGTGATATCCATAGTTTGTAATTTTAATTGTGTCATTCTATTTTACTTCTTTTTACTTTGTAAGTCAATGTGTTTTTTGACAATCTGTTCAGTCTTGACTTCCTTAACAGATTTTTTATAAAGGTGTGAACCCTTATGATTCTCTCCTACCTTTGCAAGAACTTCTTTAAACCCGTCATCAGTTTTAACTCTATCACCATGACCACCAACTGTATCGGGTGCATGAAGGATAACTTGTTTAAGGTGTGGGTTGTCTTCTTTGAATTGGTCTAACTTTGTATAGGACATAATACGTTCTTCTATACAACCAGTTTCTTCATTCTTAAATGTGTAAGTCGGCATTATATATCTCTGTCTTGAATTACTTTCTCGACCATGTCCTTCACTTGTTGTTCTTTATACCATAGACCACTGAGAAATGAAGTTGTTTCATTGTCCCATTCGATAACATATCTTCTATAACCAAAAGGTCTCTCGTAAAAGATTCTGATATCACCATAATTTTCAACTAATACTCTCATGACATAAAACTCGGAATGGGTCTACCAGTCCATTTTGCAAATTCTTTTTTGTAGACTGCATAGTATTTATGGTATGCATCTATAACACTTTCAGACTTCACGTCTTCAGGCATACACTGAGGTGGTTCGGTGAACTTAGTCTTAGGTATGTTCTTTGGAACTTCTGATAACACTACACATAGTTTTCTGTATGTCTCATGAACTTTACCATAACGGAAAGTGTATTCAAAACATAACTGTCTCCATAGTGCAAGTAAGTGTTGATAATTTTCTACACTCTCTCTAGCCCATACTGCAGTTGGGTGATTGATATGAGAAGCTTTGTAAAGTGTTTCTTCCATTAATTGTTCGGGGTGTCTCCACCTACGAATTCTACGATTGAGTTTTGTTCTCCCTTCGTATTCTTCTCCGTCCAACATTCTATGTGCAGTAGACATAAGTTGTGCATACTCAATAATCATTTTAACAACATGTTTGTCACAATGAAGTGTTGCACACTCTGTCGGGTCTTTACTCAAATAAAATAAGTTCATAATGATTTAATCTCCCCTAAGATTTTTTCTACATTTACCCATGAAAGATGTCCAATGACATCATCAGTTATACCACTAGTATAACACAACTCTTCTCCTTCGAGAACCGCTAATTCCCATAAACCTTGTTTACCACCATATGAGAAATCGTGTTTCACTACACTTGCACCATAACCATTTGGAAATGAATACTTGTGTTGCACTCCACCATTTACATAATCAGTATCCTTGAGATACTCTCTAAAGTTTTCTACAGTATCATACACTCTTCTTTCTCCTCAATATAATATAATTTATTATAACATATAGAACATGCTTGTCCTACCCCATAAACGTAATTGTTTCTTTTTTCAACATGAGTGTCAACTGGGACTTTAGTGTCACACTTGCACACTACACATGATTCGGTTTTACCATTTTTCTGTGACATCTGCAACTCCTTTTTCATAATTCCATGGGACTGATACTGAGTATGGGTCACTCATAGAACTACCAACATATTTAAAATTCTTTTGAACAACGAAAGGTGCAACATGGTCAAAGTAATGTTCAACACAAGTGTCTTCCTTATCTGCATATTTCTCAATCTCTTCATAAAGACCATATACTAATTGTCCGTCTTGTAATTGTGCAATTTCTATCATGCAATTAAAATTTGTATAATTGGTGGAAAGAAATATGTGTATACCATAATTGCAAATATGATTAACAATATTGCAACTGCAAGTTTGACTCCAAACTTTATAACAGCTGGAAACACTCTAAATGCAAGATAGATACACGTGAATAAACCTATAATCTCTAACATAATTACCTATAAAAAATGTGGTCTGTTATTTGAACTGTTTCATTCAGTGAATCATTCCAATATGGGTCAACCATAATTGAATGATAATGTGTTGCACCTTCTGTAATGTCGGGATACTTACCCATGATTACGTCTTGTGCAATTTGATATGATTCAAAGAACGTATCAGTGTCTAGAGGTTCGTCTGACTTTCCGTCACAAAACCAACTAAACTGACACTGGTGTCT